GCTCTCTTGGCCGCGTGGTACCAAGCGCGCCCGTTTTGTTCCTCACGCTTTGTGACTGTCCAATGTAGACGCCTGCGCCTAGCTAGCGCGGGTTTTGAGGGCCACCCGAGTCCCAGCTCGGGGCCTTCGGCTTTCTGGGAGAAGCTCATGACAAAGAAGAACGTGCCCTGCGCAGGTGGCTGCGGCTCCATGATTTGGAGTGGCAAAGGGTTGCCGTCCCGGCATCTCGAAGTGTCGGCCTTGCCGATGCGCGAGTCCGGTGCTCAGCGTGCGTACGACTAGCTTGTGTCCTCCCTGTAAGGCTGACCGGCTACGCCTACACACGCGTATCAAGAATGTCCGAAGGCGTGGCGCAGCGGTTCCAGGCGGCAGTCTCTCGGTGAGAGAGATCGCTGACCGCGATGGATGGCGATGCCACCTCTGTCGCCGGGGTATCGATGCGCGCCGACCTCCACGTCATCCGATGGCCGTCACGGTAGATCACCTCATCCCTGTGTCTGCGGGCGGAACTGACGCACCGGAGAACACGCGCCTTGCACATCGAGTCTGCAATACGCGCCGTGGCGCGGGCGGCATCGTCCAACTGCTTCTGGTCGGGTGAAGCGCCGTGCCCCGTACCAAGAAGCCCGCCGGGTCGACAGTCGACCAGCGCAACGGCCGGCGCGTGGACCTGGTCGCGGTAGCAGGTTCAAGGTTCGACCCTCCGGCGAACATGTGCGACGAGGCCATGCTCGCCTGGGACGCCTACTGGAGCGACTCGGTCGCCGCGGTCCTGACTCCTGTGGACCGGGCGGTCCTGACCCGCTGGGTCCGGGAGATGGACCGCTACCTGCGCCTGTCGGCCGAGGCGGACCTGACGCCCAGTGTTCGCGGGTCGCAGGGCCAGCCAGTGGAGAACCCGCTGTATGCGACGGCCTACAAGGCTCTGGCGGTGGTGCAGGCGTGCGAGAAGCAGATGGGTATGGGCGCGCTAAACCGGTCAGCGTTGGGCATCGCGGTGATCGCGCAGCAGAAGTCTCTGGCGGACATGAACGCCCAATACTCGGGCGGCGGCGATGACAGCCGCAGTCGCCCCCCGATCGCGGCGGTCGTCGACCCGCGCGTCATCGAAGAAGGGTGACAGCTGCACGGCCTGCGGATGGCGGCCGGTTGCCGGGAACCTGTGGCCGAGCGAGGGCGCGACGGCGGTCCGGTGGATTGAGGACAACTGCATCTGCGGCGAGGGCGACTGGTATGGCCAGCCGATCAAGCTGCGCGTTGACCAGCAGCGCTTCCTGTACCGCTGGTACGAGTACTGCCCCAACTGCGACCAGTGGCGCTACGACGAGGCCCTCCGCGGTGAAGCGACCGGCGGGGGAAAGACCCAGTTCATCGCCGCGGTGACGCTGCTCGAGTTTGCTGGCCCGCCGCAGATCGCCCCGCCGAGCCCGAACATCCCGGTTGCGGCGGCGAGCTTCGAACAGGCCAACCTGCTGTTCTCGGCGGTCGCGGTCATGTGCGGTGGTCGGGATCAGATGGTGCAGGAGTCGCCGCTGTGCGGCTTCTTCGAGGTCTACGACACCGAGATCAAATTCTCGGACGGCCGGCCCGGGCGGATGTACCGCATCGCCGCGGTGGCCGGCACGAACGAGGGTGGTCTGCCGACGCTGTTCGTCCGCGACGAGCTCCACGAGTGGGGCGAGGTCGGCGGGCCGAAGGCGCGTGTGGCGACGGTGGTGGGGAAGTCGACCCGCAAGCGGCGAACAAAGCGCGGCTGTGGCCGGATCATCTCCCTGTCGACGGCCGGCTTCGACCGGGACCATTCGCTGCTCGGCGACATGTGCAAGTTGGGCGAGAAGACCTTGCGCGACCCGTCGGTGTCCCCGCGGTTCCTGTACGACTGGCGGCAGGCTCCGGACGGGCTCGACTACAAGATCTCCAAGCACCGGGAGAAGGCCGTCCTCGCGGCCTCCGGTGCGGCCGGTGTCCTGTGGAATGTCGCGGACCGGGTCGACGACTGGGGCAAGCCGTCATTCCCGCCGCACGAGTGGATCCGCTACTACGCCAACCGATGGGTCGACGTGGCGGAAGAGTCCTGGCTGAAGGACCACCCGTCGGCCTGGACCGAGTGCGAAGGCACGTGGACGTCGAACCCGGACAACCCGTTCGTGGTCTCGATCGACATGGCCCTCAAGCATGACTCGGTAGCGGTCGAGCGAATCGAGCAACTCCCCGACGGGCGCTTCGCAGTCACGTCGAAGATCTGGCAGCCGACCAACGGGCCCATCGACCACCTGGATGTGTTCAACCACGTCAAGGCCGAGGCGAAGGGCAAGGCGTTCCGGGGCGTTGTCTACGACCCGCGGTTCTTCGAACTGCCCGGCCGGATGCTCGAGGACGAAGGCATTCTCAGCATTCAGTTCGACCAGAGCCCGCAGCGAATGACGCCGGCGTGCGGCCTAGCGTTCGAGTTGATCGTCAACCAGAAGTACGTGCACGACGGCGACCCGGAACTATCTGCGCACATCCGTTCGGCCGTGAAGCGGGAGCAGGACCGCGGCTTCACCCTCTCGAAAGGCAAGTCCAAGCGGCACATCGACGCTGCGATCGCCCTGTGCATGGGGACCTGGATCCTCCACGAGGTCGTCGTCCCCGCCCCAGCCACGGCCTCTTCCCAGCCGGATCAGTCCGGTCAAGGCTTCTTCCGCCCTACGGGTCGACTCAACATTTAGGAGGTCCGATGGCTGGCAAGACGCTGCAGATCAAGATTCCGGCGTGGACGGCGAATCTGCTGCCCAACCTCCTCGGGTTGGCCGGGCTTGGTGCCATCTGCACCATGGTGGCGTTCCTGCTCGACTGGCGTTGGGGTGGACTGCTCGGGGGAGTGTTCGCCGTCGTGCTGGCGGTGTGGATCCAGGTGACCGCTGTGCCGACGGCGCAGGACAACGTGGTACCGCTCAAGAAGGCCGCGTAGTTCGTGGGCCGCTTCAGCCGGGCAGGGCTTGGAGCGGTGGACCTGTTCCGCCTCGCCGCGCGCGTCATCGAAGGTCGTCCCCATCCCGGCCAGCGCTTCACGCACGGCTGGATCCCGGTTGCCGGAGCAGTCCTCGACGACCTGTTCGGCCCTGCAACAACGATGGACGGCGAGGACAACGAGTGGGTCGACCACGACGAGGTCTCGCACTACGACACCCGCGAGCTCATACCGGGGTTGAACGCTGAACTCTTCGACGACGGCACCGTCCTGCTCACCGTTCCGTCTGTCCAGCAATCTGATCACTCCCACGTCGTGCAACACCTGTCGTCGCAGGACGAGGCGAATCAACTCGCCGAAGATGTGGCGTGGGCGATGTTGCGGGACAGCAACGATCACGGACATCGTCCACCCGATCCAGTCAATGGGCTCTCCGACTGGAAGGTCAGCGCGCTGGGCGATCCGGGGGGCGGGGGCATCGTCGTCGGCTACACCCCCGATGGCACCGTGCGGATCGCCTTCCCCGACGGAAACACCGGCAACGTCATCGCAATCGATCTGACCGGCGAGGAAGCGCGCGACTTCCAGAACGAACTCGCCCAGCTCGCCGTTACCGATATCGAGGGCGACTGATGAGCAAGTCGGCGGCCGCGTCAATTGCGAGCCGATTTGTTCGCCAGCCCGCGGCCTGGTACGCCCACCCACCGTCCGGGCCGGCCGGGCGAGCCACCGAAGGTCGCCCCCACCCGGGCCAGAGGTATCGGCATGGATGGATTCCGGTCACTGCAGCGGCAGCGCGGGACGCCGAGCACGCACAGCGCATCCGCGACGTGGAGCAGCATGTTGAGAAGCTGCGTCGCGAGGGACCACCGCCGTACCAGCGTGATCCCGAGCGCTATGACCTGGCACAGCTGAAGGACCCCGACTACCTCAAGGTCACCGGCGAAGAAGCGGCCAGCGAAATCGAGCGGCTCACTCAAATGGCCAACGATCTGCGGCGTAGGCGTGGCCGACCAGCAAGCCAGAGGGGGTAACTCATGCGCCCCCTGTTCGCTCCTCGCCGCGTCCTCGAAGCCACACCGCAGCAGGTTGTTCTGTCCGGCGGTGGTCTGGGCATGTACTCGCCGGACCCGATCGACGGCGACCGCGGCTACCGGCAGTCGGGTGGCACCTTCCGCCGCGATGTTCCGCCGTGGACGCGGGAGAAGGCCCGCGACTACGCGGTCACCGCCTACCGCATGAACCCCATGTGCACCGCCGTGGTCGACACCATCGTCGCGTTCGCGGTCGGGGACAGCGGTGTGAGTCCGATGTGTACGGACCCCGAAGTCAAGGCCATTGTCGACGAGTTCTGGAACGACCCGAAGAACCGCCTCGGCCAGATCCAAGAGGTGTCCCTTCGCTCCCAGCTGCTGCTCGGCGAGAAGGTCTACGAGCTGATGGTCGGCGAAGGTTCCGGCGTGGTCCGGTTCTGCCCCATCGAACCAGCGGCCATCAAGGGACTCAGCCACATCTCCGGCAATCCGCTGTGGCCGGACAAGCTTCTGTTGCCGCCGAACGCCAAGACCGACGGCGAGGACGAGGTCTTGACCATCGTCCGCATCGACGACGAGTCCGGCCTACGTGAGGGCAACGGCATCTTCTGGGCGCCCTGGAGGGCGTTGGACACAGACACCCGCGGCCTGCCGTTCATCCATTCCATCCTGGACTGGCTGGACAACTACGACCTCGTCTTGTCCAACCTCATCGACCGGACGGCCCTGGCCCGGTACGCCGCGTTTGACGTGACGTTGAAGGGCGCGAGCGCCGACGTTGACGCCTACGTCCGTGCCCGCGGCGGCACCCACCTTCCACCGTCGGGCAGCATTGAGGTCCACAACGAGTCCGTCGAATGGAAGCCGCTCAGCGTCGTCTCCGGCGCCCAGGAAGACTTGTCCACCAACGGTGCCGTACTGACGCAGGTCGCCGCCGGCACGGGCCTGTCCCGGGTGTGGCTGGCCGACCCGGAGGACGCCAACCGGGCCACGTCACAGTCGATGGCCGAACCCACCCGCCGCCGGGTTGGGGCGGTGCAGCGGGTGTGGCTGGAGCAGCAGACCGAACTGGTCCGGTTCGCCGTCGACCAGGCTGTGAAGGCGAAGCGGTTGCCGGCCACAGTGAAAGTCACCGATCCGAAGACCAGCGAAGAGTCGGAGATCCCGGCATCGCTGGCCGTGACCGTGCGCGGCCCGGAGATCGCCGCCGAGGACTCCCAGTACGCCGCCCAGGTGATGTTGAACCTCGCGACCGGGGTGGAGAAGTTCATGCAGATGGAGGTTCTTCCGAAGGAGGCGGCCGAGCTGATGATGCGCAAAGCCTGGGAGGACTTCATGGGCACGAGCTATCCGACCGGCTTGAAGATCACGTCGCAGTCGAACCCGGACGACGTGGCCACCGACATTCAGGCCGCCGTGGACCAGCTCGGTCTCCCGGCCGCCGAGTCAAGGTTGAGGCTGGCATGAACCTGCGCGCTGCTGACCTGTTCCGTATCGCCGAGTCGTACAAGCCGACCCGGGGCAAGGACGTTGGGCTTGGAGGCACGATCGCCTCCGGCCGCTTCGCGTCGCTGGCGTCGCAGGTGGCTGGTGCGATCAAGGGCGGCGACTCGAAAGCACTGGACGGGCTCAACCGCCGCCAGTTGACGAGTCTGGCGAAGACGCACGGCGTGGAGAGCCGCGGCAAACCCGACCGTGTGCTGCGCACCGAACTCCACGACCGGATCAGTAAGAGCGGGGCAGCTCCAGCCGCGAAGAAGGCGGCGCCCGGCCTGGCGGCCCGGCAGAAGGTGGCCAAGTTCCGCGACCGGGAGGTCGGCACCCTGGGTGCAGGCGAGCGGGCCCGGGTTGACCGGCTGAGCGACGCCGACCAGGAAACCTACTGGACGCGCCGGGCCGGCGGCATGGACCACACTGCCGCAATTGATGGGCTCAAGGCGCCCGCCGGACCGCTGCGGCCGGCAAAGAAGGCGGCGGCGAAGGCGGCCCCGGCTCAGCGGGTCAGGAATCGGCCGAACACCGCTGACGACGTGCGTGATCTTGTGGTCGGTATGCGCGGGTCGAGCAACGATGCAGTCGACGCCAACCTTGACTCGGCACTTGGGCATCTCGATGCGGCCCGGATCCGGCAACTGCGCGACGAGATTGCGTCCGGCAGCGACCTCTATGACCGTTCCGTGGCGAAGGCACTGGATCGCATGCTCGTCCGGCTGGCTGCACGCGGCTCGGCCGACTAGCCGGTGGCGGTGAAGCAGGTGCGCCTCACCGCTCTCCAGGTCTTCCGCCTCGCCGCGCGCGTCATCGAAGGTCGTCCCCATCCCGGCCAGCGCTACACGCACGGCTGGATCCCGGTCGCCACCGCCGACCTCATCGCCAAATGGAACGGTGACCTCGCCGACAAGCAGCACCTGGTGGACGCCGTGGACTCCGGCGCCCGCCGAGCCGGGCCCTACCGGTACAGCAGCCGTGACACCACCCGCGTCGACCTGGCCGACTTCGGCAACGGCAGCGAGGGTGTTGTCACCACCTACCTCGGCGGCGATCCTGAACGCGATGCAGACGCCGACCAACTCGGCTCCACCCTCGCCCGGTCACTCGGCATCCGGGGACCGCGGAAGTTGCGGGTCACCCAGGACCGGACTGTGTCCGACCTCGTCGACGGGTCGACCTGGACCGAACGCGAGGAGCAGATCCTCAACGATCCGCGGGCGTACGAACTGCTCCGCGAACTTGACTCGCCCACCTTCGGCAAGGACGCCTACAACTACGGGCCCGCGGTCAAGGCAACCGCGAAGATGCAGGGCGAGGACATCGCCGCGCAGCGCGACAAGATGCTTTCCTCCAGGGCTGGTCTGCGCGCTGGCGTCCTGGACCTGCTGATGGGCGTTGACGAACGCGATGGCGGCACCCTCGTCCTCGGGCCGGACGGCGTGACGCCGGTCCAGAGCGAAACGGCGTGGCGCTACGCCGATGGCCGCAACCGGCCGAACGAGGTTGACCGCGCCAGCAAAGCCAACGGCGCGATCGCGCCCGCCCAGCGCAAACTCGCCGCGCCAGACCTGGTCACCTGGTTGGCGTTCAGTTCGCTCCGGTCGTGGAAAGACAACCCGCTGACCAGGGCAGACGTCGTCTGGCTGCGCGAGCGACTCGACGAGGTACGCACTCAGTTCATGAGGCTCGGCCGTCGCCGCTGGTGGCAGTTCGCGTGGGACCGGCTGGATGCCATGGCCGCGCACCGCGCCGGCACCGTGGACCTGTTCGCGTCGCAGGGCTAGCATCCAAACATGGCAGTAGACCCGCTCCCGGCCGACCGGGACGAGTGGATCGATCTGAGCACGCCCGAGGGCAACGCACGGTGGGACGACCTGATCGCCGCCGACACCCGCGAACCTCTGCCGCTCAGCGCCTACGCCGACCACCGGGCTCGGCGCCGTGCCGAGCGGGCTGAGCCCACCGGTCCGAGCGAGACTCCAGCCCGATAGCTGAGCGGAGGCGATTGTGCGCCTCCGCGCCGTCGACATCTTCCGGATCGCCGAGGCCTACCGCCCCGGCCAGCGTTACCGCCACGGCTGGATCCCGACCAGCCCCCTCGCCGTCCTTCCGCCGGATGCGGTCGACGACGAGTACGGGCGAGAGTTGGACTCGGTCGACTTCGGCGACGCGGCCCGCATTGTGGCCCGCGAACGCGGCATCACCGTCGAGTCAGAGTCCGGCGAGGACACCGCCGTCCACTCGGCACCGTCGGCGGAGTCAGCGAATCGCTGGGCTGACGCGATCGACGGCGGCGAAACGTACGTCCGGCCAGCCTTCGCCGCCGAACCCCACGAAGGTGGGATGTCAGTTCGGTTCGGTGACCACGAGGCAGACCTCGACGACGACGAAGCCGCCGACGTGGCGCAAACCCTGCGGGACATGGTGTACCTGATCGTCGACAACGCCACCAACCACGACGATCCGCTTGACGAACAGCACCAGTACGACGGTGTCACCGAAGCGGCCGGGCACGACGTCACGCCGGGCCATGACGAACTGCATCACTACTGGTTGACCGAGGGGCTGCCGCGGTGGGCCGAGTCACCCAAACCGTGGACCACGCTGGTCGCGCTACTTACGCCTCATGTGGGGCCGGTCAAGGCCCGCGTCTTTGCCAGTCGATGGTTCATCGAACACTTTCACTACGCGGCCGGGTCTGACCTGAATAGGGTGGCTCACGGCCAGTTGCCCCGCGGCGAAAGGATTGGCCCGGGCTGAGTTGAAGGACCCCGGCGACGGATGCAACCGTCCCGGGGCGTGGTCCGACTAAGTGGGAGTCGAACGTGCACCAGCCTAAGGTGTGCGTGGTTTGCCATGCGCAATTCACGCCGCACCGTCTCACGCAACTTACCTGCTGCAACCGGTGCTACATGCGGAACCGGACGCACCCGGGCGAGCCCGACCGGCCGAGGGCATGCGATGTCTGCGGCAGGCCGTTTCTACACGGAACCAACCGGGCGCGGAAGCATTGCCCGTCCGCTGCATGCCGGCACGAAGCGCACAATGTGGCCAGGCGCCGTCGCTTCGGCCGACGCGCTCTCACTGAGTTCCGCCATTGCGGCCATTGTGGCGCGGAATTCGACAAGCCCAAGAAGGGCAAACGGTTCTGCTCGACGCGATGTTGGGGGCGCGAGGACCGGTTCCCTGGAAGTTGGCCGCACTTCCGTGATCGTCGCTGCGAGCGGTGCGACGCACCGTTGCCGGTCGAGATGAAGCGCGAGGCGAGGTTCTGCAACAAGACGTGCCAGAACCGCGCGAATGGCATGGCGCGCCGCTCACGTCATGCCGGGGCGGCCGTCGAGAATTTCTCACGGTTCGACGTCTACGAACGCGACCGTTGGGTGTGCCATATCTGTCGGCGCCCGGTAGATCAGACTCTGCAGTGGCCGGATCCCTGGTGTGCCAGCCTCGACCACGTCATTCCGCTCAACGAGCCCGGAACTCCTGGTCACGTGTTCGCCAACGTTGCTTGCAGCCACCTGTTCTGCAACCACTCCAAAAATGCTCGAACCCGTTATGAGGATCGGGCGCTCTACGTGGCGCTGGATTCAACCGGCCAACCTCCGCTCCCGGGGCGGCTGTTCTAGGGGGGGCTCCCGGCCCTCGACCGAGACTAAAAGGAGTCGAATGACGAAGGACGAGGCCGCCCGGCTGATGTCGATGAAGGTCGACTCGATCTCCGAGGTCTACGACGTGGCCGACGGTGTGTTGGTCGTGACGAGCGAAGGCGCGCAGACCTTGATCGTTGACGGGAAGTGCTCGGCGGTGTTCCCGCGCCGCGCGATCCCGTTCGCGGCCGTCGCCCCGGTCGCCAATGCCGCGCCGATCCGGGTGGAGGCCGTCGTCGGCGACCGCATCGACCCGACGCCCGCCAAGAAGACCTCCCTGAAGAAGGTCTGACGTGTCGGTCTTCAGTACCCGCCTCGGTCTGTCGGACCGGTATGCGCGTCTGCTGGAGGCATATGAAGCCGAACGGGTTCTGGAGCTCTACGACGAGGCGAAGCACCAGCGGGGCATGAAGGGGTCGTCGACCGGCGGCCAGTTCGTGGCGAAGAACAGCGGCACCTCGCCGGCCTCGTCCGGGTCGAAGGCTGACTTTTCGTGGGCACTGAACCGTCAGGGCAAGGGTTCTGGCGGCGGCGGCAAGAAGGGCAAAGTCACCGGCGAAGTCGAGCCGATCACTAGGGCAACCAGCCTGTCGCAGAACGACTCCGGCGCCCAGGTGTCTGCCCTGCAGAAGCTGCTGACCGCGTTCGGGTTCAGTGTCGTCAACGACCAGGATGGACAGTTCGGTCGCGACACGGAGGCCGCGGTTCGGCAGCTGCAGCACAAGCTCGGTCTTCGGGAGACTGGCCACGCCGACGTGTCTTTGCAGCGTCGTTTGGCGGATGCGGCGTTGCTGATGAACGCCTCCCGCACGTCCGAGGCGTGGGCGGCGCCGGAGGCGGCTGAGGTTCACTCCGCGACCGATGCGGCCTGGGCTCGGATCGCCGCCGGCGGCGCAGTGGGGATCTTCCGGGTGGCGGAGCGGTACAACCCCCGCCAGCTGCGCGGCCACGACCTGGGCCTGTCGGGCATCCTCTCCGGCCGGTGGGCCAGCCGGGGCGGGGACAACCCGATCCCGGATGCGAGTCCCGGCTCGGGCCGGCTGAAGCCGCGCCACCTGCCCGCACCGAAACCGAAGGCGAAGCGGGCACCACGCAAGGCACCCCCGGCTGGCCCGTCGGTGTCGGAGCACGCCGCCGCTCTCGGTGCCTTGCAGTCGGCGAAGCAGCGCGGAGACTACCTCGACGGGCATCCGAAGATGTCGGCCATCGAGATGCGTTCCGTGGCGAAGAGCCTCGGTGTCTCCGCCACCGGGACGAAGGCGAAGCTGCGGCAGAACATCGTCGACGGTCCCGCCGATCGCCCCGGGGCTGTCCGTAAGGGAGTACCGCGAAAAGCAGCACCGGCACCGAAGGCGCAGTCGCACATGTCGCAGATGACAGTCGACGAGCGGGCGGTCGCTCGCGATCTCGGGCTGCCATCCGACCATCCGCTACTCGCCACCGCGCAGAGCATCGACGAAGCGCCGACCCGCGCCGAGGCAGAGAGGCACGTCGCCGACGTCCACCCAGGCGACCTCAACCAGGTTGCCAAGGAACTCGGGATCCAACTCCCGCCCCGGATGAGCGCCGACGACAAGCGGGCACACATCGTCCAGTCGGTGATCTCTTTCGGCAACGCCGGAGCAGCAGATGAGTCGGCGCGTCGTGAGGGGGCCGCCACCCCGAGGGTCCCCAACCCCGACGGTCTCGACTCCACCGGAGCCAAGGGACTGCCACCCAACGATGATCTTGACGACTATGTGACGAGCGGTCTGGCGAACCTGGCTCGCGAGCACGGTCTCGATGTGCCCGCTTCCGTCGACGAGAACGATCGGGCGGACATTCTCGTCAAGCTGCGCGGGGCCGGTATCCACGAGTATGGCGAAGATCCGTTGTCCCTTCGGACGCCAGAGGAGGAGGCCTTCCTGGCTGGCGCGGAGGCTCGCGAGCGCGCCAGCGAACTAGATCTGCTTCGGAAAGCTGCGAGCGTTGGTGGCGGCGTGGGCGTTCTTGCGCCACAGACCGGGCGCGCGCGCCAGCACAACGCTCGCTTGGACTTGCTTCGCCGCCAGGGTCTGATGAAGCGCGAGGGCGACCGTTACGTCCTCACCGACGCAGGCCGCGCGCATCTCGCCGCTCAGTCCTCCGGCCCCTCGGCCGACGGTCTCGACTCCATGGACGAGTCAGCCCTCCGTAAGTACGCCCCCGAGTGGGACATCGCCAGCCCACGTGACAAGTCGGCCGACCAGCTCCGTCGCGAACTCCGTGCACAGGGTGTCGGCTCGCCACAGGCAGAGCAGGCGAAGCGGCGAGCAGAAGGCGACGCCGAAGATGCGGTCGTCCTGCGGGACACCGTGCTGGAGAACCAGATCCGCCTTATGGCCCGGGACCAGATGTCGGCCATGAACGGTGGATACACGGCCACGACGAGCTCTGCCCGGGCCGCTGTCGTGCGCGAGCACGGCGTCACACCGGAGGCTGTCGACCGTGCGCTACGAAACCTCGGCGTCGATCCCACTGCGGCCGAGATCGATTTCCGGGACATGGACCGCGAGTCGGCGCCGCTCCCCGCTCGCCGCTGGGATGAGCCGCTCTCCACCGACAAGGCGACCCGGGCTGTCCAGTTGGAGAACCGCATCCGAGCGGCATACCTCGAACTGGCCAACACGGGCCCCGGCGCCGATCACATCGGCGGCAGTCCGCACGGTCAGGTGTGGCTGCGCGACATCCGCGACCGGATCGGCACCGAAGCGAGCAAGGCCGAGGTCGACGAGGCGCTCACCGCGTTCAGCCGCAACCGTGAGGGACGCCTCGACGGCTATCCGGCGCAGCGGCACCTGACCGTCCGGGACCGTGCCGCCAGCGTGCACTACGGCGGCCAGGATCGGTGGCTGCTGGCTATCAATGACCCGTCGCCCAAGCCGCTTCCGGCCCCCGCATCTCCCGCCGCACTCTCGTCTGATCCTGCCGTCCGCGAGGTTGAGGTAGAGAACCGGATCCGGGCGGCATACCGGGAGGCGATCGCGGCCAACGACCCCGGACCGTTCGGTCCTGCGCGTAACGGTCGCGAGAACACCAACGGCGACTACGTAATGCTGACAGGCATCCGCGGTCGCATCGGCAGCGACGTGAGCCGCGAGGAGGTCGACGCCGCGCTGGTGCGCCTTGGTCGCGATGGCGCGATTCAGCCGCAGGAAGACCAGAAGTGGCTCACTCCGGCGCAGCGAGAAGCGGCAGTGACGTTCGGTACCGAGCCGATGCACATGATTGCGCTGCGTGACCCGTCTCCTCGTCCGATTCCTTCGTCCCCCGCCTCTCCCTCTGTACGGAAGATGGCAGCACCAGGGGCGGCCGGGAGGGTATCCGTGACGGCGGACCGACTCGGCTCGCTTGCGGCGGACCTTCGGAAGATCCCCTCAGCCCGCCGCAAGACGGCGCTCGGCGGCAAGTCGCCGGTTGACGTCGTCATCGCCTACCGCGACCGAGTCGCCTCGGGCGAACTGAAGCCGGAGGCGGTTGACAACCTGCTCCAGCGGCTGCTGTTCCAGACCCGTCCCGACAGTGGCTACGAAACCGTCAAGGGCGTCGAGCAGCAGCGGGTCGCGAGGGACGCGGGCGTCACGGTGGACAAGGACCGGCGGATCGCCGACGCCATCAAGTCGACGCTCGACGACCTACGTTCGCCGGGATCTGCCTCCACTCGAGGGAAGGCGGCACCAGAGAAGAAGGCAGTACCGCGCGCGACTTACGAGCTTGCCTCCGGGTATCGAGGCCCCACCGCCCGCGCTCGGCATACCGCCCGCGAGGAGGCTCTGCTGGCGGTCGCTGCGGGGGACATCGGTACCGGGCTTGGCACTCGGTTCGAAGCGCTCCAGGCGCTGGAGAGCGCCGGCTACGTGCGCCGCGACGGCAATCGGTGGCAGTTGACCGCCCAGGGCCGCGAATACGTCGACAGGAAGTCGGCTGACAAGACCTACCCCGCACTCGACGTCAACTTCGTTCACGGGAACCAGCTCGCAACCGCCGGGCTCGGGCTCGGAAGCGACAGAGCCTTCAGTGGTCGACGGCCATGGGACGCCAACGGGAGCGGGAAGAACTACCTGCTCGAAGCCGACACCAGGTTGAGCCGTCAGTCGCCCCGCGAGGTGGCCGACTGGCTTGACGCTGAGGCGCGCAAGGCGGACCGGTACGACGGCAAGGATGACCAGGATCCGCACTACCTCCGGGACTTCGCCGCGAGGCTGCGGGAGCCAGATGTCACCGCGGCGTGGGATGCCCTTCGTGAGCGCCACCGCGACAGGCTTGCGGCGGTGTCGGCACGTCTGGGTGCGGGCGACCCCTCGGCCAAGGCTACGGGGCCGCCGGCGGTGGCGAAGATGGCGCGGGCGAAGGCGCCGAAGGTCGACATCCCATCCGTGGCGGCCGCACTGCGGAACGGTGGCGATCAGGTTGAGGTCATCGAGTTCCTCGATGCCCACACCGATCTGACGGCGCCGAAGCTACTGGAACTGGCCACCGAACTGGGCATCGACATCCCGCCCACATTCAAGGGCAAGCCGAACCGGCAGATGTACCTCTCTCAGCAGATTCCGCTGCGGTTCGGTCGCGGTGCCCCTGGCGCGTTGGCGGCGCAGCGGCCAGCACCGGCAGCCTTCTTTGACTATCAGCGGCTGGCATCGCAACTCATCGACCTCGAAACCGCCGATCAGATCATTGCGGCGCTGAGTGAGGCTACGACGTTGGCGAACCTTCGCAAGGTCGCCAAAGAGATGGGCCTCGTCCTCCCCGCTGGGCGCAGGTTAACAGCCGACGAACTGCGCCTGTTCATGGCCGAACAGATCGTCCGTGACCGCGGCCGTTGGTCCTGGCGCTGACCATGACCGCCACCCGTCAAGACATCGTTGTTGAACGCGGCCAGACGTTCACCTACGTCGTCGCCCTCCTCGACGAGGCCGGCGTGAACCGCACCGACCTGGCCGGCTTCACGGGCACCATGCAGATCCGCGCCGAGCAGGACTCCGGCGCCACCCTCCTCGCCACCGCCACAGTCGCCATCAACACCGGCACCGCGAGGGCCACGGCAACGATCGCCAAGGCCACGACGACGGCCTACGAGTGGACCACCGGCCGCTACGACCTGATCATCACCGATGGGACGACGTCGGAGCGGGTTGCCGAAGGCCGCGCCACCCTCAGCCGCAACGTGACCACGTAGGAGGCGGCCATTACTGACCAGGCGTTCAATATCTCGTTGGGCCGGTGGGCAGAGTTTTACTGGCGGGTCGACAACAACGACCCCACCAACTCGGCACTCGTCATCATGGTGTTGGCCACATCCGGCCTCGAATCGGACGCGGTCCTCAAAGACAAGGACACGTTCGCCGACATCGTGTCCGGCACCACGAACGAGGTCACCAACGCCAACTATGCCCGCAAGGTGTTGACCGACTCCGACCTTGCCGCGTTCGCCACCGACGACACCAACAACCGCACCGACCTCGACATCGCCGACCAGTCCTGGACGTCAGTCGCAGCAGGTGACGGCTGGTCCAGGTTGGTGATGGGTTACGACTCCGACACCACCGGCGGAACCGACTCGGGCATCATCCCCATGTTCATGTGGGACTTCGTCGTCGTCCCCGACGGCACCACCATCGAAGCCCGCATCCACGCATCCGGCTTCGCCCGAGGAAGCTGATGGCCCGGGCGTTCGACGGCGTCGACGACCAGATCACCTTCTCGGCTGGCACCACCGCCCTCATCGCCCGCGGAGCCGTCACCTACCTCGTCTACGTCCGGTTCAAGTCCAACCACCGCGGCGGCCTCCTGTCCGGCACCGAGACCGGCACCCGGAAGATGGGCTGCAACCCCTTCGACAACGGGCACGTCTTCTTCGCCGTCAACGGCTCTGTGGGCTCGAACTTCGACTACTCGACCTTCCTCAACGAGTACGTGATCGTCGGGTACGGCAAGGCGAGCGGCAACGGTGCCACCGTCACCGAGCACCTGTGGCGCAGCGGCAGCGGATGGACCCACACCGACCTCGGCACCATCGACGCCTCGGCCGGCAGCACCATCGACGCCTGGGTGACCGGCTTGTTCGACTCGGGCCAACTCCTCCACGCCGACATCGCCGTCCAAGCCCTGTATGCGTCGAAGCTGTCCAACGCGGCCATCGACGCCGCTGGACTGCAGACGAACCTGACCGCCTGGAACAGCCTCACCCCAGCCGCCCTGTGGTCGTTCAACCAGGCCAGCGTCGGCACCGCGGTCACCGACCTCACCGGCGGCGGCGCCGACCAGACTGCCCTCACCGGCACCGCTGTCGCCGACGAGCCGGCCGGGTTCACCAACAGCCTCAACCAAGTCGTCACCCTCGGCCTCCAGTCGACCACGGACACGCCGTTTGCTGTGACCGGGGCGAAGTACGCGACCCTCGGCCTTCAAGCCACAACCGACGTGCCGTTCGCCATCACCGCCGTCAAGGTCGCCTCGCTGGGCCTGATCACCACCTTGGACACACCGCTGGCGATGAGCATCGGCCCAGTCCCGCCTGACGCCTCCCACACCTCGGGCCCGCAGCGCGCCACACACACTGCGGGTCCCCAACGGGCCACCAACTACTCCGGCCCGCAGCGGGCCACCTCCTACCGCGGCTGAACCCGCAACCTTCATCATCGACCGCTCAACGAGCGGCGCTTCACCACGCCCAGGAAGGGAACCCCCTTATGCCCGTCACCGAGCGCGAAACTGAGGTCGCGGAGGCGGCCCAGGAGTGGCGAGACGCCGTCGACGAAGCCGTCCGTGAAGCCGCCGACATCCACGGCGTCGACCCAGACCTTCTCCTCGACGTCGCCTTCGACGAGGACACCGGCGAACCCGTCGGTGAGGGAGTCGAGTTCCTGTCCACTCTGGATGCTCTCGTCGACGCCGACCCGACCGGGGATGCGTTTGGCCGGGCCGTCGAAGCGGCAGTCGCGCTCTTCGCCTCCGAACATCCCGAACTTCGGGTGACGGAGGCCGACGAGTCAGAAGACGTGGAGACCATCCACGGCCGTGTCCTCGAAGCGAAGGGCACCGGCAACGACGGCGGCCGGGTCTACCGGGTGCAGATCCTCAAGTACGGCACCAGTAAGAACGGCAACCGGTACCTCGAGTCGGTCATGCGCAATGCCGCCCCGCTGTACGAGGGAGCGAAGGCGTTCGACCACCACCGCACCCAGGCCGAACTCCAATCTTCCACCCTGCAGGGCCTCGTTGGCACCTACCGCAACGTCGAAGCGACCGGCGACGGCCTGTATGGCGACCTGCACCTGATGCCCAGTCAGGCCCACGTCGCCGAAGCGCTGGATCAGACCATCGCCAACCAGGCCGCCGGCCTGGCCCCGTCGGTCGGGATCAGCCACGACGTCATGGCCAACTTCCGGGCCCCCACCCAGGTCGGCGGCAAGCGGGTCCGTGAGGCCACCGCCATCACCGCCGTCCAGTCCGCCGACGTTGTTGCCGACCCGAGTGCCGGCGGCCGTGCCGAGCGGCAGCTTGAGTCCACCCAGACCACCCCTTCGGGGGCCGAACAAGTACAGGAGAGCGAAGTGCAGGCATCCGCCCAGCTCGCCGCCGTGCTGCAGACCCTTTCGCCCGAGCAGCGCGCGCGCGCCCTCGAGGCGGCGGGTCTGGGCCCGGACGGCGTCACCGAGTCCACCTATCCCAGCGAGCGGGTCGTGGAAAACACCCGCACCACCGAGGCCGGCACCTTCTCCAAGGCGTCGACCATCGGCCGACTCGTCCTCAAGGACAAGGCCGAGCAGGCCAACATCGACCACCGCATCGTCGAGGCGGCCGTCGGCGACCGGTTCACCGAGGCCGACATCGACAACTGGGTGTCGGCCTACAAGGCGGCCCTGGCACCGGCCGAACGGGTCGGCCTCGAGCCGCGAAACCCGGTCATCGTCACCCGGGAGGCCGTCGACAAGCGCAAGAACGCCCTGGACCTCATGTTCCAGGGCGACTTCCAGCGCGGCTACCACAGCTTCCGGCAGGCGTTCGTCGACTTCACCGGACGGGCGCCCCGGGCCTTCGACGAGGACTTCAACCGTGTGATGCTGCGCGAGTCGTACGGCACCGGGTTCAACTCGACCCGGACCACCGAGTCGATGGACTCGACCACATGGGCGCAGGCACTGGGCGACTCGGTGACGCGGCAGATGATCCGTGAGTACACGCTGGACAACCTCAACACCTGGCGCAAGGTCGTTCGGATCGTGCCGGTGCAGGACTTCCGCACCCAGCGGCGGATCCACCTCGGTGGGTACGGCACCCTCCCGACGGTGCTCGAGGGCGGGCCGTACCAGCCGCTCACCTCGCCCGGTGACGAGGAGGCGACGTACGCGGTTGCGAAGCGGGGCGGCACCGAGGACGTCACGCTGGAGATGATCGCCAACGACGACGTGCGGTCCATCTCCCGCATCCCGGGCAAGCTCGGCCGCGCCGCGGCGCGGACCCTGTACGAGTACGTGTGGGCGTTCTTCTCCGGCAACGCCACCTACACGGGCGACTCGACGGCGTGGTTCCACACCAACCACACCAACACCGACACGAGCGCGGGTCTGTCGCAGACCACGCTGTCCACCGGCCGCCGCAAGATGATCGAGCAGACGGCATACGGCGACACAACCGAGGTGCTGGGCATCGGCCCCAAATATCTGATCGTGCCGCCGGAGTTGGAGGAGTTGGCATACCAGCTCACCCAGTCTCGGGTGGCGATCCCGTCTACGCCGGCCGGGCCGACCGACACCCCCAACATCCACTCGGCGATGGGTCTCGAGTACATCCTCGTGCCGTCCTTCACCGATGCGAACGACTGGTTCTTGCTCGCCGACCCCAACGACGTGCCGAGCATCGAGCTCGGTTTCTACCAGGGTCGGGAGGAGCCGGAGCTGTTCACCCAGAACGACCAGGCCACCGGGTCGATGTTCGATTCCGACCGCGTTCTGTGGAAAATCCGCCACATCTACAACGGCACCCTGGAAGATTTCCGCGGCGGCTACCGAGGCGTCGGCTGAGCCATCTCCCCATGACGGTGCGCACCAATCGGTGCGCACCGTCGCCGTCACCACGTTCACACTCCACAAAGGAGAGATGGCTCCATGCCTCTTGTTCAGGAAGCCCGCGGCACCCAGATCTTCCAGGTGCCGATCGAGTCCACCGGAAACGCGGCGTCCACCGGCAACCTGCCCGTCTGGCGCGCCCCCTACGACTGCAGGATCACCGCGATCCGGCTACTCCCGTCGGCCGCGATCACCGCCGACG